TACATCAACATCAACTTCTTCTTTTTCATCAACATCAACATCTACTTCTTCGTCTTGTTCTGATAAGACTTCGATAATATCTTCTCTGATTTTGGCTTTAAGTTCAGATACTTTCATCTTGCTAATTGCATCTTCCATGTCTTTTTTAGCATCTTCCATACCATCTTTGTATCCTTCTTGTTCAGCATCTGTTCTAGCGTCTTCTTTAACTAAACCTTCACCATATGCTGCTCTAATTGCACCACATACTTTTTTAGCACCTTCAACACCATATTTACCTTCATTATCAGATAAACATTGATCAAATGGGTAATCACCTTCTTGAATTTTAGAATAAGCTTCAGAAATAGTTTCAGCTAATTCTTCTTTTCTTGATTTTTTACCAATGCCAAATTTTTTCTTAAAGTACCCTTTTTCAACTTCTTCAACATTTTCTTTGTTGACTTTGTTTTTTCCAGGTCCTTTTTTCTTTCCTTTAGCTTCGGCATCTCTTTTACCAAATTTTCCATAAGAATCGTCTCTACGATCTTTAAAAGATTGTTTTTTCTTTTTTTCAGCACCTTTACGAGCACCTAGAGATTCGTCTTCTCTATCGTCGTATCCTTGCTTATATTTCTTTTCAGTAATTTCTTCTGATTCCGAAATTACTTTAGGAGAATCTACATTTCCGTAAATTTTCCCGCTTTTTAAATAAGCTTTGTAGTCAAAGTTGTCCATTATAGTATATTTTTATTTATAAATATTAATTAATTCCTCTAGAATTGCCTCCTCTTGAACTATTATTACTAGGCCTTGAGCTATTATTATAACTTGGGCTAGGACTATAAGAAGGTTTAGAATAATTATTAGAAGGTCTTGAATAATTGTTAGAGGGTTTATAATTATTATTACTAGGTTTATAATTATTATTACTAGGTCTGTAATTATTGTTAGGTTTTATTCTAATGTTATTGCTATTACTATTGGGTTTATATAAATTATTATTGTTTGGTTTATAGTTATTAATAAGATTATTTAATGCATTATTATTAACAGGTCTATTACTTACATTTTCAATCCTATTAACTATTATTCTATTAGATATATTTCTATTATTAAATGTTAAACTACCCCTTCTACTTGCATTATAAACAACATTATAGCTGGGGTTATTAAAAGGTCCTTGATACCAATTATTATATGGTCTCCAAGGTCTCATATACCAATCCCATACATTCCAAGGTCTATAGTAATAAGAATAGTAAGGATAATGATATGAATAATAATTACCAAAACCATAATAAAAATCGAAATCCATCCATAATGGTCTGTGTCCCCAGTAACCATAATTATGACCCCAATAAAATCTAGGTCTTAATGGTCTAAAATCTAAGGTAATAGTATTAAATTCTAAACTTGTAAATAAATTAACAGAATCTTTTTTTATTTCATCTAAATAAACTACTTCTGTTTTAACTGGTTGGTATGTAGATAATTGGTAAGAACCACAACCACTTAATAAGAGTAAAAGGACACCCATAAGAAATCCCTTGATCCATGATATCCAAGCTACTTCATATACTCCTAAGTTTAGCTTTTCCATGTACCAAAATAATTGTTCTTGGTGCCATTTACTAAATTTTTTAAACATATTATAATCCTGTGCGTTTTCTTAACATAGCTCCCTCTAATGAAGCTAGTCCTCTTTTAGCAAAATTAAAAACCTTTTCTTCATCATCACTTTCAAGATCTAAATCCACGATATCAGGCATTAAAAGATCTATAACTTCTGCTCTAACTTCTCTATTAGCACTTTGTCCTTTACCTTCATATTTTTTATAAATGTCTATAATATCAGATTCATTTTTTTTCAAAATATTTACAGCTAATCTAGGGTGGTTAATAAATTCACTTTCACCAACTACATTAGCGTCAGATTCTAATTCCGCACCCATTTTAGGATCGTCACCTCCTCGAGTTATATTAAAAGAAGATCCTTCGTCATCTTTATTAATATTTTGATCTATATCTAGATCTTCTTGCATATAATCAGCTAAAGCAACTCTAATAACCCCTTTTAATCTAGGGCTAATTTCAATACCAAATTCATCAGCTATAGCCTTAGTTACAGCATTTACTCTTTTATCATTAAGAGACATCATACCAGATATACTAGCTAATTCATTTTCCACTAGTCTTCTTTTAATATTCCAATCGTATAAATCAAAATTATCTTCCATGTTATTATTTTATTATAAATATGTAAAATTACTTTTTAAGTGATTCTAAATGTTCTATAACCTCACTAGTAAATAAATCAACTTTATCCTTATCAATCTTACCAACCCATTTTTCAACTTCACCGGATTCTGATACAAATGAGTCATTACTTTCTTCTAATTTTTCTTTAACATAGTCTTTAAATTCATTAATTCTATTATCAATAATTTTATTATTAATACTATCATAATGTTCTTTATAATTGCCTTTAGCTCTTAATTTATCTTCAGCTCGTGCATGGCAATCTAAGCAATATTTATGTATATTATAATATGGTTTATCTACACGTTTCATTAATTTACCACATTTAGGACAAAATAAAGGCATAACATGAGCTTTTTTAGCTTTATCTAGTTTTGTAATGTTTTGTTTAATACCATTTTTTATAGTCCAGGTACGTCCATCAACTTCCCAAACATCACCCTCTTTATAAAAGTCATCCGCTTTAGAAAAACCAACACTAGAGCGTGTTTTTTCACCATATTTACCTTTCATTAAATTTCTTAAACGTTCAACATCACGTTTTTGAAATTGTTTTTTTAAAACTGTTTCTTTACTCATAAACCTAAATTTTTAAGATCATTTAAAACCTGACTAGCATTAATATAATGAATACCCGTACCACCTGCATTATTCCATCTTTCAATAGTATCCATTCTATCATCTATTAAAATATCATTTTTAGTTAATTGGGGTTTTACTAAATGTTTTTCTATTGCTTTTTTAAAGTTGATACGAGGTTTACCACCTAATATATCACTATGGTTTCTAACCCAAAGTATTTTACCTAAATACGATTGCTTCTTAACTGAAGGGGATGTTAATAATTCATAATTATATTTTTTAACTGCATTAACCAACTCTGCAGCACCAGGCATAACGGGTATTCCAACCCAAAAGCTTACTTTATTATCTTCATCAATAAAATCCCAAAATTTATTTTTACCATATTTCGCCTCAAAATCTCTAGGTTTCATGCCTGATAAATCTTCGAAGCGTTTATCAAAATTAGCTACAACACCATCCATATCAAGATAAACTTTATATTCACTTTCTTGTTCTTCTAATCCCCTAGCTAATTGCATTGCATATGCGTTTAAACCGAAAGGATCTTTTTTCTTACCTTCAAATAATGGTATATTTATTTTTGGTGCTCTTTCTCTCCATAAATTTTTAATATCCTCTCTATCCTTAGGTGATAATTTAAGTTTAAATTCTAAATAATCATCTATAACTTTACCTAAAGGTTGTCTTGATTTTTTAGCTTTTAAATATAATCCTTCTAAATTAGCATCTATTTCTTTTTCTAATTTATAATATTCAGGAGTACCTAATTTTTTTCTCCAAATTTTCCACCATGGTTTTTTACCCGATTCTAATTCTTTTCTTTTGTCTTTATCGGATTTCATTTCCTTACCTGCCTTGACATTAGGTCCTGCCTGCATTAAATGAGAAATTTCGTGGCGAATTATATTTCTTAAATCCATAGATATATTTTCCCACATTTCTGGTAGTTCTGTACCATTTATTATAAATTTAAGTTCTACTTCAGGTACAAATGGTTTTGCTACACCACTATCTTTATACTTAGCATTATTATCAAAAATAGCTTGAGCTTTATAAGTAAAATCTAAATATGGGTAATCAAAATCTTTACCAGGACCTACTTCTACTTCAAAATAACCTTTTCTTTGTTTATCTTGAAAATCACCTTTCCAAGCATTTAAAGTAAAACCAGCTAATTTAGTTACTAAACTATCATACTTACCTTCTGTTAATAATTCTTTTAATTCTTGTTTATTTAAAGAATCTGTCCAACTTCTAAATAAAATATTACCTGTTTCATATGCTTCTCTTTCTATTTGCTCTAAGTGATCATCTTGATTAACATTAGTAGTACCATAATTTTCTAATCTGTTTTCATTATTTTGATGAACATGGACTAATTCATGAGCATAAGATCGTAAGATATCTTTAGGATGTCTACCATAAGTAAATAAAACTATATCATTTGTAGCTGGTACAAAATAAGCTGTTTTACCAAAAACATCCATACCATTATCTATATCATCATGTACCATTTGAATTCTAGGTAATGGATTTAAAGCCATTTTATTTTGTAAAAAATATTTAGTTAAAGATGCAATATAAGGAGAAAAATTAAAATTAGCTGAATCTATTTCTTCCTTAACAATATCTGGTTTTCTTCCTTGAGCTGATCTTGTTTTACCTTTTTTAGGTCTAAAATCTTTTTTCTGTTTACCATCAGTACCACTCATTTGTCCCTTACATACTTTTACTGCTCTAGCAGATAAAAATGGATTATGTTTTTCACCCTGTCTTTTTCTTTTTGCTATATAATCTTTACCTCTTTTACATAATTTTTCATTTAACTCTTCCTCAGTTAAATCCCTATAACTAGTACCTGGTGGGAAAGACTGCATTTTTCTTTTGGCTGCTTCTTTAGTTTTATAAGGACCAAATTCCTGTCTTATGCCAGGTGAAAATGGGTTATCTTGCATAAAATAAAATTTACCATCTTTTTTATAAATAGATCTATATCTATAACCAGCGGATTTACCATATCCTTTTTTTTCGTTTAATTTTTTCTTTTTTAAACGTTGTGTTTTAGCTTTAGATGCTTCTTTACGTTTTTTAATATATTTAAAGCCCGATTGCAATTTAGCTCTTTTTTTAGGATCTTTAGTTCTACCTAACGCTGCTCTAACTCTTTGGTGAATTAAATTAATAATTTGAGATTGTCTAGCGTGTGATTTGGCTTTAAATGATTTTTTATTTAAAGTATCTACTATATCTTGTCTAGTAGAAAATTTAATACCAACTGTATCTTTTGGATCTTCATCTGTGTATAATCTACGTCCAGATTTTTTAGGTTTTTTACCTGTACCTTTTTTAGGATCTGGTTTCTTTTTTCTACCCTCAGTTACTTTATCAGATACCATTTGGTATATTTGTGTTACTTCTTCATCACTTAATTCATCAGGTAAAAGTGGTTTTATTTTTTCTTTACTTATTTTTCCTGCGTTTCTTGCTGCTGTACCTGATACACCACCTTGTGTTACTACAGTACGTAAATTTAAATTAGGGTATTTATCTAAAGATTTAGTTCTATCAGCTATGTCCTTGAAATCATCTTCATTACCTTCTCTAGCACCTAAAATAAATAAAACTTCTTCATCAGGATGATTTTTAGCATAATCGTAAGTTGCCTTAATGGGAGGAGTACTACTATATTGAATATTAATATTAGCAGAAACTGGTAAGTATTGTTTATAGATATCCCAAATTTGAATTGCTTCTTCAGGTGTAACTCCATCTCTTTCTTTACCACCTATATTAATTATAAATTCATCAATATTAGGATTATCTTTTATTGCTTTTTTAACAACAGCAAAATGGCCCTTAGTTGGGGGTTTGAATCCACCTCCATATACAGCTACTACTTTCTTTTTTTCTTGTTCGGGTAATAACCCTTTTATTAATTCATTAACTAAACTCATGAACTTAAAAATTGTTTAATTTTTGACTGTGCCTCCTCTTTCGATACTGAATTATTAATTATTTCTTTTGCACCATCATCACTTAATAAAGTTTGAACTTGTGCATTTATTTCTGCTTTTTGCTTATCACTTCTAGCTTGTTGAGAAGGTGTTTTAGGTTTTGTACTTGTAGGTTTAAAAGGTTCAAGATATTTTTTAACTACATCCTCTACATTTTTTAATTTTTCATCCTGTAAAGTATTAGCAACAGAAATAAAATTATCACCAAACATATTCTTATAAACTTTATAATTTTTAGTTACACCTAACCAAGTTCTTAATACAATAGCCGGAGCTAAACTTCTATCTTCTCCGCCCGATTTTTCAAATCTATCCTGATTTTGTTTTAATGAACGTTCTAAATCTGTATAAACATAAAGCATAAAAACATCATATCCTGCTTCTTTTAATTCGTTATTTAACGCTGTTGTTTGTTTAACAGAAGCTGCTGTACCATCTAGTATAAAAGATTCTTTTCCATCTATAGTAGATGCAACTTCACCCTTAAATTCTTTATTTGCCGCAGCCATAGCTATTGCTTGTTTACTTCTTTCTTCGGGTGTTGCATTTTTTAAATCTAGGGATACATTAGCCTTTTTAAGTAAATTAATATAAATGTTATCTACATTAAGTACTTTAAGACCCTCCAAATTTAAACCACGTAAAATAAACCCTTTACCTGCACCAGGAGCACCAGCTAAAATTATAGCTTTAGGACCATTTAATTGTTCAAGCAAAATATTATATAGATTGATCATATATCATAAATATACGAAAAGTATCCTGGAAAACCTAATTCTTACACGGTTCTCTTTATTGTAGTTGGGAATGAAGTAGTAGCGGGTTTATGCTTAGGATTTTCCAAATCAAATAATGTTTTTACTGATTTAAATATTTTAAGATTTTCTTCTTGTGTTCTAGAAGATTCATACATTTCCCATTTTTTACCTTTTATTCTTTTGCCTGAGTTATCCTGACCTCTAGATTTAGATTTTAACCATAATATACCTACACGATCAGCTTCTTTACCAAAACATTCTTTATACATTTGAGCATAAACAGCACTTTGTAAATCATAGGTAGTTTGTAAATGGTTTGATGTTTTAAAATCTATAACCCAAAGTTTACCATCTATTTCACAAATTAAGTCACAAGTACCAGCAACTTTTAACTCATCACTAAATAAATGTACTTCTGTTTCAATTAAAGTAGGTTTATAAGTTTCCCAAAAATCTACAAAACGTAAAAACATTTGCCATACTAAAGGATCCATTTTAGGGTAACCATGTTCGTTTAAATATTTTATTTCCTTGCCTTTAAAATATTTTTCTATAAGTAAATGGGTAGTAGTACCTTCCTCACCTGCTTTTTTAACAATCCAATCAGCACTATAACCTACTTTTTTAAGCCAATCCTCAAAATGTTTACCTTTAGGGTATGCCTGTAAAACATATGTTACAGAAGGATAATATTCACCGTGTCTTCTATAATACCTTGAATCGGGTAATGTAATTTGTTTATGGTCATCAGATAATTCAATTATCCTATTATACGTTTTTTTAATCATATAGATAGTTTTTGTTCCATTAAATCGTAATAGGTTAATGGGTTTGTTTTTTGGATTAACTTAGTAAAATTTTTAAAACCCATTTCACTTGGGTCCTTATCTTGCATGTCCACAAGATAGACTTCTTTTCCTTCTGCCATTAATTTTTCACAGAATTTTAAAGCTTGTTTAATTGCATCCCTATCTAATGCAATATAAATTTTATTTACTACTGAAGTAACTAATTTTTTCATTAAACTACTTTGTATATTTTTCCCCAATAAGGGGATCGCGTTTCTTTTAATAGCCATAGCGTCAAATAACCCTTCACATAAAACAACAGGGACATTCCAATTTATTAAATGTTCATTAGGTATTACATCTCTACTTACTGAAGGGTTACGATATTTTACATATGGGTCTTTTTCAAATGAACGAGCTGTGAAGTAATTTAATTGGCCATCCTTATTATAAGTAGGTATTATAATCATATTTTTGTATAATCCTTCTTTACAATAACCAATATTATATTTAAGTATATCGTATTTACTTACGTTTCTCTTTTTTAAATACGCAGTAGCATGTCTTGCAATAATATCGCTTGAATTAACAGTATCTAGGCTAATAAATTCGGAAGGTAATGATATACTAGATACTATTTTAGTATCTTTAATTGATTTGGAGGTTTTAACTAAAGATTTTAATTCAGTAAATTTTTCTGCGGAAGTTTTAAGTTGTTTAAATAATGAATAAATAGTAGTACCTCTAACATCACATGCCCAACAATGCCAGGGATTTTTACCTTCACGATTTTCTGTCAAATTTACTTCTAATTTAGGTTTGTGGTGGTTACAAAAGGGGCAATGATACGCATAATTATTTCGAGCAGTAGCTTTACCTGAACCTAAAACGGAGTTGACTAAGGATACCAATAAATGATTAACCATAACTTACAATATACAATATTATTCTTCGGATTCCAAAAAATCTTCAAATTCTACATCTTCAAAGTCTTTTGTGAAAAATTTACCTAGAATATTATCATTAAAAAATTCATCTGGTTTTTCTAATACTTGATATACCATTTGAAATTTAACTTCATAATACGTTAGAAGTTTTTTACTAGGTGATAATTTAAGTATAATACGTTCAAATTCATCTTTTTTTCCTTCTAATAATAGATTTTTTATTTCCTTTTGTGAACCATAGTAATTTAACCAATCTGATTCTTTTACTACTAGTTTATATGAAGGACGACGACCAACTGCTTTTTCCAATCTTTGTAATTCTCTTTTACCTATTTTTTGCTTCTTGGTATGATACAATACCTTTTTGCCTATGTAAGCTTTATTAGTAGGCTTATGGGTTATTAAATAGATAAAACCAAACGTGTTTTCAGGAAATTGAGTAACATCGCCTATTTTTTTAGTTTTATAGGTCCAACTCATAGTGTAAAAATTTAATGATAAATATAATCAAAAACTTTTAGATAGACAAATAATTTTTATCTATCTATATTTACTAAAATTGTTGTATCAGTAACAGTTGATGATTGTAAAGGTTCTGATAATTTTCCTACTGCAAGTAATTGAAAGTCTTCATCATATAAACCAACAGTAGTTATATAAGGAGTAAAATAAGAACCAGTAGCAAAATCTAATGGTTGACCAAAAGAAGCTGTATTTGTATAGTCTAACTCACTTTGGGAAGGGAATGATTTAGGAATTTCACTTCCTGAAATTATACTTGGGTTTAAAGAGTAATTAAATTCATCTTCAAATACTGTAGCTTTATATTGTGTTTCAAAAATTTTATAAGAACTTGAAAAAGAACAAGTAATATCAATCTCTGAAGTTGCCCAAGTGCTATTTATTAATCTTGAGGATAATACTACAATTCCATGGTCATAAATAATATTACCAACACCTTGTCCAAATTGATCAGTATATCTAAGAGATTGTCCACCACCTCTAAACATTAATCTACCTTGTCCATCATCTTTAATAAAAGTAGAACCTGTTCTAAAGAAAAAAGATTCTGGTTGTATATAGTCCCCAAATAGTTTTGAGGGTATGGAAATAACAACTACTTGGGGGTCTACATCACTACTTCCTGTTGGAAAACTTCTATTAGGCCAAAGAGTTGTTTGATCATAATTATCATAATTAGTTTGTTGTACCCCACCAATCATAACATTTCCTGCTTCATTCGCACCTAATACTACACTACTTGTATAAGCATCACCAGTAAAACCACTACTACCTGATAAATAATTTGTGTAATAAAGTTGTTTAACTGAGTCATAAATTAATGCTTGGGATTGAGTAGTAATATTACCTGTAGTAAAACTGGAGGAAATAAGATAATCACCTTTACGACCAAAAAACCTATCAATACCAACGTTTGAAGCAGTTAAATTAGTACCAATATAATCTGCACCTGATAGTCCATAAAAGTTAAACCCTTTATTTACCTCAAATGGTGATACTACTACGTCCTGTGCATTGAATTGTTTGAAAGCGCTCATTCATTTTAGAAATCTAGTTTTACTCTAATTAGAGCTTCTTTTGTAAAATCTTTTTGTATCGGTTTTGATAATTTTGCAACAGCTAATAAGTCATTAGAATCATTATACATCCCAACTGTAGTAGGGAAGGTTTGTGGATTATTAATAAAATAAGGATAAATTACTTCACCAGTTGAACCAGATATAAATGAAGGATTTTCTGTATAATTCATTTCTGAATTTCTTACTCTAACAAAAACATAATCTGACGATATTGTTTCTTGTGAATTTAATTGGAAAATGTTACCATTTGTATCTCCAACGGAACCAGATATATGATCAAATAATTTAGTTGGGTTATTTCCAAAAGTGTCGGAACCTGAATTAGTTACAAGATTAATTCCACCACCTGTTGCTGTATTGTCATTTAAAGCAGTTGCATTTAATAAAATAGTTGAAATATCAGGTAATACTAATCCATAAGAACCGGAAGCTGCTGTATAGCCAGTACCACCATCATAAGAAGTACCATCTGAACCTGATATTAATTGATAAGCTCTTTGTGTACCAAAAAATGTAGGTAAAACAACCATATTGGAATCATCTGTTAATTCAATTTTATTATAAGTTGCAACGGTATTACTACTTGATAAAACTAAATTTAATGAACCAGGTAATAAAGATTCTTTATATCTTGCTCTTTCAATGCTAATAACATAAAAATCGTTATCAGCACTACCTGTATAAGAAGTACCCCAAACAAAGGATGAATTTTCATCTTCTAATACTAATGTTCTATATTGTCCATAAATTGTAGTTGTAGCAGAAACATTAGGAACTGCGGAATCAAAATTAACTCCACCTCCACCATTTTTATTTGCGTAAGCTATTTGAAACTGAACAGCTGCTGTTTCATCAGTAGAAGCTGTTTGATAAACACTTAAATAATAGGGGCCTGATGAACCTTCTCTTTGTACTGAGGAAGTAAAATTATTTCCACCTTTATTATAAACATTTAATGAAGGTGAATTATTACTCCAAACCGTAGAAGTTACTGAATCAGCACTTACTACAAAATCTTCTGGGTCTAGTCTTTTAAAAGCCATATCTTATT